TTATTCAGGCTTGCTCTCACTAAAAAAAGGTGCCGTTCTTAGGTCATCAAGGTAACGTTCAGCTTTTGACACCAGATCTTTGGCACCGAAAATTGCATCAATAGATTTTGTCACAGCCATCAAAGCAAGCACCGCGGCCATTATGAGCATGAGGTGTTGTCCTGCGATTCTTTCTAGCCATTCATCAGGGCTTGATGGGCCACCCGTTGGATCTGTAAGTCCCATAAAAAATACGGCACTGAAGAAAGTGCCATGTAGTATCTCGGAAGAATGCCTATACACGGCGAAACGCGCCCAGTGTAATGGTGTTAAAACTTTGCTTCCAAGTATTTGACCTACCCTCTCACAGCGTGCGTCGATACTAAGATCGACCCATCCCTTCTCTCGGCCAGAGCGAGAAGTGAACTCATCAATGCTCGCTATCAATTCTTCAGGAAGTCGGTGCGCCTCACTAGCTGAATATCCGAGCCGGATGGTTTGATCACCGACCGATGATTCTCGGTCCAAGTCACGGACTGCCTTTTGTTGCGCATGCCTCTCAGCGCGCTCAGCAGCCCCCTCACCTTCAGCGCAGATGTAGCAGATGTTCACGGCTACTTCGACAACGGATCGGCAAATGCTGAAACAATCTCGACTTTGAAGGCCAGGCGTGTCAGATAGACGTAACAGCGTATTACAGCTTGATCCGAGTGCTTGAAGCATTGCAGGGAGGACGCGTTGAGTCTTTGGCCGACGATAGAAGGCTTCTGTAAGCGCTGGCTGAGCTGAGGGGTGCCCTACTGTGCCAGCTATAATTCCGTCTATTATTCTAATCATCCCATTCAAGACCCTCCGAGATACGGCAAAGCTCTCCTGGGTAGCTTCAGGCAATTGATGACTCACTTATTTTTCTCCATGACGTCTGACAATGTATATATAGGAGGGTGTGATCGTACTCAATGACACCCCCTTCTCTTATAGTCTGACAGTCGAACACGGGAGAGAACCTTAGCTACTTACATTTCCTCAAGAAATATATCGCAATGCCCTCACCCTCTAATACCATTATAAAACAACTCAAAGGCGCCATTTTTCGAATAAGGTTCTGCCCTTTTCTGTAATCTGGTATTCAGCTTCAATATCGACCTCACTACCATCATCATTGCTGTAGCTCGTAATCACCCCTACTTTTTCAAGCAAACCGAGCTCAACAAGATGGAGCACGGTAAATGGTGTGCCGACCACAAAACCATGCCTATAAGCTACTTTTAAAGCATTTAACCCAAAAGGCGTCAGGGTTTTTATAATTAGCCGTCGCTTAATTTCGAGTATGTGATCCTTTGAAACACCTTTACCCTCGTGATAAGGGGTATGACAGTTATAACACATGACGATTAAATTGTCATACGAATCATCCGGTTCTTCCAAGTCATGCCCTATATGATGAATGGTTAGCGATCGACTATCTTTTGACCCACAAATAGCACAACCATTCTCTGCCTCTAAATACAATCTATCCTCAACTTGTTTGCGAATCTTTACGCCCATAACGCTCCTTAATGTAAATAATAACTAGTTCTAGGGTACAACGATAACCTATAAACCTAGTTTACAAGTGCCCAATATCTATGTTTATCTAGTATTTTAGTACGTTCGATGAACACATATAATAGCTATTATATCAACATTTCCTCTCTCGAAAAACAAAAACCGGCCCCCACCTATCAACATAAGTGAGAGCCGGATTTCTAAGTAAAACCGCTTTTATGCAGCCGTAAGGTAGCTCGCTCTAAGTAATATTTCGGGCGAAATATTACTTAGAAGCGGTCGAAGGATATGCAATAGAGTCGTTAGGTGCCCTTACTCCATTAATCTTCTCTGGATTTGTACTCTTCCATCCAGAGATAAAGTCATTAACGTAATTGGATCCGCGCGAGAGGATTACCCCGCCCATAAAGTAGCCGAAAATAGTGGATAACTGTGGGACGGGACCCATCACATCGAACATCGCAAGCGGGTTAAATCCGATCGCAATCGCAGCGACGAGCCCAAGGGCCAGAGCGACCCAGACGGACGGTTTCTTGCGATAGTCCTTCTTGATCCACTCCACAAAGCCCTCGATGAACACTGCGACCATTAAGATAAGTGGGATAAGTTCAAATGACATGTGCCTCACCTCCTCTTTTTGGTGTAGTACAAATTGGCAATAATGCCAAAAATTATTCCGATTTTATTCCGGCAACTCTCTAAGCTGGACATTTGTGCCGGCATACTTCGAGTCTGAATCGCTAAGGCACTGGACCACACCGTCACGCAAGAAGTGATGGCAAAGCGTTTTAGGCGGGTCGGAATGGTCAAGACGGTGAATCGATGGGTTAAGTGTTGGGCTTTCCGGATTTCGGTTATACTCCCAGTAGACATACCCATCGGTGCCATCTCGTGACGGCTCACCTGGTTGCGTTACCCTCAATGTTCTTTGCCGATAAGGGCAATCGTTGTCACATTCATAGCGCACAACTTCAAGAGGTCTCCCCTTATCGTCCTTAAAGCCTGTTTCCTCGCCGTGTATGATATGCTTGATTTTCATACCATACCCACCTTCTTCATATGCCCTTCCAGCATCTTCTTCCCCTGCTCGTCCGGCTCGGCAACTTTCCACTCGTTCTCATCTATCCAAGCCTGGCACTCTTCTTCCGTAGTGCCGATATGGACGAGGGTAAGCTTTTTATCCGCGGTCTGGAGATATGTGCGGTACTTTTCCGGTTTGCGGGTAAACGGGTCGACGCTTACGGGTTCGATCATGGCTAACCTCGCTTTATACTGATGGCGAACAATCCTAGAAATATCTCGAAGCCGTTATGCTCATTGGTCGAGACACCCAACATAACGCTGTCTGGAAAAAGGATGTAAAAGTCTACGCTCATGGCTACGCCAGCCTTTCCAGCACATACGGAAGTTCATGCTCGAGTAATGGATCTCCGGGACGGCTATCTCTAATTACAATCGGTGTCGGTTTGCCGATATCTACACACGCCCGCGCAACCAGTACACTAACCTCATGTCTGGTAATAGCTGCAGTCGGGCTGAGCTTTGGGCCCTTAAAGATAGCTGGCAACCCCTTTGCAAACAGCGCGTTGGCAAACTCCTCCCGGGTGATCGCCCGGCGTGGCTTCTCGATAAGCGGCAGGCTTGGTGCAATGCTTGCCGTCTTGATAAGCAACGCTTTCGTATTGGCTTTGCCCGGGCAGCTCTTGCTGGCCTTGTCCCTGTGGAAAAAGTTGTGCTTTTCGTTGATGGGAATACCCGGCTTTTTGGTGAGCGCACCCTTAAGTACATGCAAATTGATAAGCTGTTGACCGGCGACCGGCTTAGCATCGAAGTCGCCGACGATCTCGGTGTGAATAACCCGTTTGTTGTGCCCGGCAACGCCGATGCCATCATGCCTCGGGTGCGTTGCTACCCAAATGCCAGCATCGGTTACGAAAAAGTGAGGGCCTACGCCTTTAGGCCAGCCTTTACCCTCGTAATAGCGAAAGATGGCCTCAAGCGTTGAAAGCCCCTTCCAGGTTGCAAGAGTTGGCCTCCAGGTATGGTGATCGCAAATACGATTTGCCGGCAAACTTCCCATATTTTGCGCAAGGATCCACGGCTCGATCTCTTCCGGAAGAAGGAACCTGCCAACAAAGAGCTTATGGCTTTCATCTCTAAATCCCATCGCTATTCAGCTCCTCGGTGAGCACAGGATCATGCTCGATGCAGTAGACGTCGCCTGTGTGGGTTGGTCCCACAACAGTAAGCTGGCCGCATATTTTACACGGCCGCTCTTGCATATCAGGCAAAGGATCGAGTTTCTTGTCGTGAAGCATGAAGTCAGACATAAGAAATCACTCCCTGAAAATAAAAAGGACCCTTATCGGGTCGGTTGTAAGGTTTTTGCATTTGCGCAGGTAAACGATAGCGCTTATTTCGCTCCTAAGAGGACTTTAGGGGTAGGCTAATGGTTTACGTCCCTGATTTTTGCCCGTTTGATTTCAGTAAATAGCGCTTCAGCTCATAGACAGCTGTTTTCGTCTCCGCCATCACCTGGACCGAATGCAATATATGCTCCTGGATGGTCGTCGTGAACGCCTCTGCCATTTTCAATTGCGTTGCATTTGCGTCCTCTGTCATCTTCTCTATCCTTTTTGCCTGCCCGTCAATAAATGACATGAACCATTTAATAATGACGATTAGGACCGTAAGTATTACTGCGGCTGGGCCCCATAACTGCAATGCTTGCTCCAACTGAAACGCTCCTTTCTTTGCTGCGACCTACTTCTCCCTTACCTTCATCAAAATATCAGCCTCTCTCTTATGCCCCTGGTTGGTGGTAACCAGAATAGAGATTTTGTAATTCTTGCCATGATCGCCGCCCCTAACACGAAACAAGACCTTGCTGTTATTTTCAACGCTTGAAGCGACCAACATATCTGTGACAGGTTGCCCATTGTACGTAATTTCAATTAGCGGATCCCCAACAATATAGTCGCCATGCTTAAACTCATAGCGTCGTGCAAAATCAACGCCCCTTGTAGCCTCTTCACGCGGCTGTTTCTCAAACTCAAAATGATAATCAGACATGGAAATCCCTCTCTTCTGGTAATACAAAATCATTTTCTTTTTGAAGCAAGAAATCAAACTCTTCAGGCAAAATAAATAGTTCAGCCGAAACACCGGATAAGCTTTGTGCAATATAATAAACAGTCGACCTTCGAGCAAATGCAGGTACCCAAACATAGTAGGCTGTAGGACGACGGACAATCCCCACAATAAACAAATGGGCTGTTGTTCTGTTAATTTCAGCAAAACCGTTAAAGGAATAAACTGTTTTTCGCCCTACTGTTTTTACGTCGACCTCAATTACCTCAGAGACATACGTCGACTCTTCATTTTTTACAGCCTCTATCTGATAATATCCTGATACGGATGCTGTCACCTGAGTTTCGGCTGTAACCTGAAGAAGCTCTTTGGAAGTCATGCCAGGAGAAGTATCTACCCAAACACGATACTCATCAGCAAGAGACGCGGGCGCTTGATTCCATGAAACCTTAGCTTCAGCTCTTGTGTATTGTGGACGCAACCCCAAGAAAACATCGGTATGATCGAAGAGCCAGACATCTTTTTGAATATCAGAGAAAACAAGTGAGTGAAAGCTAAACATAAAATTATTTGGAAAAGCTGAGTCTAATGGTGTAGCCCTCGTCTGACCACCTTCGTATATATATACGCCCTGACTTTTCCCGTGAGAGGCCACAAATCCTCTTTCCCAAAACTTTCTAAACCATGTCTTAAGCTCCTCTACTGTCCCAATACCCTTTAAGGTTTTGGCTGATAACCAATGCCCTTGGTCCAGGTTTACTGCGGTAAATCCGTACTTTGTTCCCTCACCCCTATAACCTTCTTCTTTATATCTGGGCCAGCCAAATTTTCCAAGAGAATAAAACACATTATCAAACGTTCCGTTGTCATATGTCGGCAGTCCCGTATTTCCTTCCCCGTAGAAATTCTCAAGCTGCCTCATTGCTATTTTTGATATAGCAAGCATCATAAGCTGGAAGCCCTGATACATTGAGTCAGCTTCCATCATGTTGTAAGCATACGGTTGCCACTCTTTATATCCATCGCCATCTTTGTCTTTGTTTTCCCAAGTTGCCTGATCAAGATGATTTGCAATATCTGTTCCAAGAGCTTGGTTTTTGTATAACGTAGAACGCGGGTCAGCAAATGCTAACATGGCCGCATTGATATATTCATAAGATACATTGGGCACAAACCAATTCTCAGTTACCTTTGAATAATTAGAAGAGTAAACAAGGTATGCTCTCTGGTTATCATATATCTTCGAGCCAGTATTAACTGAGGCAAGCGGCCATGTATACATTTTAGAAAAAGCATGAAGCGCCCGTGCAGCCCACTCAGGCTTGCCAAGCAAAACAGATGCCACATAACAACTCCTAATTGAACGACCGGTAGTTTGCAGGTGTAGTCGGGATGTTAACGGCTCATAGGTGCTGAGGTCAATATCATAAGCCAAACCATTTGCATCGTGCCACACATCTTCGGCGTAGTTATATTGATATACTGTTTGATTTTTGCACCACTCCTTCAAAGCGCTTTCCGACGCCGGACACAGCGCATATAGAACAGCAAAGTGCAGTGTGGTCTCATGCGCCCATAGACCAGACCTGCATTTTACAACTCTGTGACCATTGTGCAAAATAACAAAGCCGTCCGTAGAAGTTTCTACGTAGGTCTTTATTACTTCAATAAGGCCCACAATAATCTCATGCGTTGAAAGCCGTGTTTGTACAGCCTGATCTTCGGAATAAGGGCCTGGAATCCCACTTACTACCGCCGCGAGCCGATAATATGCAATATCTCCAGAATTAATACGATTTCTTTGCTTATGCTCATAATATCCAACAAAATGGACGCCATCCCGATTTACCTTGACGCATTTTAATCTTATCGTGTAATTGCCTGGTGGAAGATTATCTATAGCATATATATTTCGATAATACTTGTTGTCGCTTGGAGAGTTATTAGCTGTGGTCACAGCAGTATGTTTATAATGCGCCTCTTCGTTAAACGTCTCCCCCTCAGGTCTAATGTAGATTGCCATGTCTCCGTAATAATAAGACGACTCAACCCTGAGTGTTATCCCTGTGATATTGTTTACAGTGAACTCATGAATTGCCCCATTAGTGGCCGTGCTCCACTTGTGCTCAACATATTTGGCATCGATACTAGGTCTTTTATCCTCTACTACATATGAGCCATCATCTTTTTGCGCAACCCCCACGAACTCTTTTGCTATCTCGTAGAAGGGTCCGCCAGAAGCCAGCGCCCTTTCCACAATAATATCCGGTGAGCCGCTAGTAACATTGAACATAACTGAGCCAAATGAAGTGGCTTCTACCGAATTAACCAATAGCTCATTGTTAACTATGTCTACCTTTAACGTATTTGAAGCTTCTGTTTTGGCCGGATTTGAAACAAGTTTTAATATATTTGAATATTCGGTCGTTGTCTGCGCATACACCGCATACGAAGTAATTCTTTTAATCGGACCCGCCGAAGAAAAACTATACACAGTTTTCCTTCCAGGCATGGCCCCAACTTCGTATATGGTTTTCCTTTGCACTATTTGTTGAACCGTTAAGGAAAGAGTATTGGTTCTAAAAGACTCTATACTAATAACATTAACGCTATACTTTGTCTTAATACCTGGATTTTTCGCCTGAATAGAATACGCTGTTTTCCGAAAAGCACTTATGCTCTTCAAAACGACTACATTAGACAATCGCGAATTCTCTATATTTAGCGTTAATGTATTAGAAGAAGCCACTTATTACACTCCCTGCGCTCTCACATAATAAGTTCCTGCATTTATTGCCTGGTCATTTGGAACAGTAAATCGATACCTTGTTATACCATCCCACGCTAAAGCGCCTGTCACGGAATTCCAAGTTGCTCCATTGTCTGTGGAATACTCCCAGCCAGCAGTCGATACATTGGTAGCAAAAGTTTTAACAATGTTCGTAAATGTATCGTTTGTTGAAACCTCAATTCTGGCATGAAGCGTCTCACCTATATTTGACGTAACGATTTCAAACAAAGGAGTCGTATCATCCGTAATCATGGGATGCCCGCATATCCAAGGAGTCGTTTTTCTGTTTTTCCCTGCATCAAAAGAGTGATATGGCCCCGTATCCGCCGCGTCAACAGTTATCCAACTTCTAAGCGTGTTCGCCTCGAAATTGTCATGAAGATTCAAGCCCCCGAAAAGCTCGTCATACCACCACGTAAACGGCGCGGTGGAAGCCGCCTTATTGTGAAGCACTAATTGCAGAGCGGTATATTTTGAAAGAAACTGGTCTGCCGCTATATTAACCCTGTTGCCATTGATATAAAATCCATCGCCAGGGATAAAAAGTAAATCGGTCCAAGCATTTTTAGCTATGGAAATCCCGGTATCGACTTCGGTACCATCAATTTTCCTGACTGCCCATTTAGTGGCGGACACTGACGGGATAATCCCGACTCGACAGTTTTTAACTTCAATAGAGTTGCTTATAAGGAAAAGAAGGTAGTACAAATTATTAGTATCGATGGGAAACTCTGTGCTGCCTGGTATATATATCGACATACCCACATGCTCTGTTCTTTCACCTTCCCCTAAAGATGTGTTAGACACGTTATAACGAGACTTTTTCTCCGCAGCGCCATCTCCGGTAAACGCAAGTTTTAATGCTTGTGGCATATCTTATACCTCCGTCCCAATTAACGGAAACTCATTTGGTGGAACTATTGCCACAGGATTATCTGGTGCAACGCGAGCACAGATTTCAGTCAAAGAGCAAGCAAGCCATATACGACCATCCGGTGGAGTCGGGACAGGAAGACTCTCTGCGATTAACTTGTCGTCCGTTGCTCCGTTATAAAAACGGCACATAGCCCTCATACATTTATTTTCTTTTTCTAGCTGGTACAATCTCATGTTGCTGTGCATAACTAACCCTCCTAACTGGTGATTCCTTCAGATATAGTCTCAAGCGAATAAGTCCCTGGACTTGTCCCTGCTGGAAGCTCCAGCTTCATCCAAAGTCCAAACGCGGCTCCCGCAACAATATTCCCATGCCCCAACACATCAGCATGTGCCTTAGAATTAGGTTGATACCACGTTGCAGGAGGCTCGGTGTCCCCAGCTGCGCCTTCCTTTGCAATAAACACTCTGTCTGCACCATCAATGTTTATTTGCAACGAAATCCAAGTTTTTACGTCCTGCCATGTATCCGTGCTATTGTTGTTTTTGCGGAAAACCTTTCGGTATTTCGTCACGCCGTTAGAGGCTTCTTCAGAAGTTATCGCAGGAAACAGATTTGTTGTGCCGCTTATTTTTCCGTTTGTATCGATTTCTCTGGCTGCATCAAGAGTCCCCCCATCAGAGTTCTCCTGAGATGAGCAATACTCTTTTAACTCACTTTCGATAATAGCCATAACGCCTCCCCTTTCTTCAGTCGCAAATAAAAAACCGCTCCAAAAGCGGTCTTATTAGTTATTTGGCTTAAAGATTAATTATTCTGCTATCCACCTATAGTTCTCTAAGCCTTAACTTATCGAAGTGGCTAACTCCCGCCACTTTTATATCTTCTTGGCTTACGCCCATCCTTTCAGCTACAAACTCGCGGTACTCCGCTATAATCTGAGACCTGGTCTTTCGCTTGCCCGTTGCGAAGTCCCGGGCAAGAAGGAAGAAGTCATGCCGCTCGCCGTCTATAGTCTGCTCTATCCGGATAAGGTCGGACTTTCGCCCATCGGAAAAGGTGACGACATCGGCACCTGCCGCCACACTTGATATCTTAAGCTCGTGCATGATGCCCCCTTAAATTGGCTTGCATTTAGTTGCGCTTACCGCAACTCTTAGCGTTCCGGTCTGCTCTGTGTCGGTTACTTCGCGTGCCGCAATAGTGCAGCCCGATGCGGTAACGGAGTGAGCGCCCACATTAAAGCGGGCGATAGAGATACTATTCCAGGAACTGCCTGTACCGTAGGCGGTAGCTAAAACAATCGGGGCCGAGCCGAAGCTTGACCCGAAGCTGATCGAAGCTTGAGCGGCAAACACGCCGCTAAACGAAATATCAATCAAGCCCTGCCAGCCGTGCACGATGCCGCCGTAATCCGAACCATCGTTTGCCGCCAGGTAGTTTTGGTAGCGCATGCTAATGAAGTCTGCGGCGTAAAGCAGGATAGTGCCCTGGCCAGAGTGAAGTCTTAATGTAGTGCCACCCTGGTTTTGCAGATACACATCGTTGCCCGAGTTTAGAAACAGGGTTCTAACGGCACCTGCAAGTTCCCCGAGGTATAGATCAGTTCCTACCTTACACTCGGTAAGAGAGGTGATTTTTCCGCCGACGATCTCACCGGCAAACTTTGCGTCACCGGTCAAAACATTGAGTAAAAACTTCAACACGCTGTTATAATAGGCAGCTATCCCGGTTCCATCCATGACGATACGGCTCCCTGTTTTGTTCGGGTTACCATCCGTACTTATAGGAAGCTCGCTTGCGTCAAGCGCGTCGTCATCGATGGCGGTATATAGGTCGAAAGTTCCTGCCTTTATCGAAGTGCCATAAATAGAATCACCTTTTATGTGCTCTCCGAAAATGCCAGAAGCGTCAAATACGATATGATACGACTGCCCGCCGTTGGTTGAGAGCCGAATCCCGGCTTTATCAATGCGAACGATTTTATCCTGATCAGCCGGATCCACCGCAAAAAGCGCGTTGCCGTCCCAGTAAAAGTTGGTATCGCCCTCGATGCGAACTAGGTTGGTTCTTATACGCCCTGCGTTTATCTCATCAGCAGTAAAACCCTCGCCGGTCCCGAAGGTTCGCCATATCCACTCACCCTCTGGCGTTTTCTCGTTTGATATGGCCAGAATGCCGCCTTTTAAGCGGATTGCTGAGGTCGATTGCTCCGGCGTGGGGTGGCTGTATATTATAATGCCGTCGGTGTCCGTCACATGGACATAGCCGCCGGTAGATATAAGTTCGTTATTAAGTACATCTATTTTGCCATCAAGAAAGCTGGTATCAAGCTTGCCGTCAGGATTGAACGCATCGGAGCGATCCCAAATCCCTTGGCGCCCTTCCATGCTTCTCCTGGCCTCGCTTAGCTCTTGGATAAGCTTGCTTCCAGTCAACCGATAATTGCCAAGCTCGATTCTGGTCTGGCCGGGGTCGTGTCTTTTGCGCTCGATTCTAAGCACACGGGCAACCGCCTCAATAGCGGGGTTTACCGTTCTTACGATCACATAAACGGTATCTCCTAAGCGTACCTTTTCATGCTCAAATCCCTCGACCTGCTCCAGATCAACTACATGGGCCTGGATATTTATTAGCGGCGAATTAACCTTTTGTAGTTGGTTCCAGGTTTCCCATAAAAGGCGCTCGGGGCTTTGTGCTTGGGACTCGTAAAGGCCGTAAATGTGGCGCCTGCCGCCTGCTCCGTCTGGCTTGCCGTAGAGGTCTCTCGCATCCGGGTCTCCTACCCACTCTTGCCCTGCCGGTTTGTCCACCGGCGCGACTGGCCCGGGCTCTCCGGGGTTATACTCCGTTGGCTCACCCTTTACCCACTCAACAGTTGAAAAGTCAATGCGCTCAGGCTCGCTCGTAGCCTCATCAAAGTTCTCGCCTATGCCACGACCGGTAAGTGCGGTTTTTACGCCTCGACTGTCAACTGTAATCTCAATTCCTGCGATATCTCGGACAACTTCAAAACGCCTGCCCCTCTCGGCTCCGCGCCGCGAAAGAAGATCACAGAAGCGCTCGGCTATGCCTGTCCCCGAAAGAGTCACTCTAAAACGAAGCTCGCCATCCCAGGTGTTTTTTATTCGCCACAATATCCCAAGTGGGTTTTTATCCGTGACGCCCGTTGTTCGATTGCCGAAGCTATGAACCGTTCCCACTTGCCAGCGTGTGCCAGCCAAGGCTTGCGTTACAGCAAATTCAGCACTGGTTGATGCAAAGTAAAGGCTTTTGACGGCCTCTGTTGCGAGTTCGTAGAAAGCATGTTCGCACTCAACTACCTTAATGTCGCCGTCTGCGGTTATCTTAGTGCTGATATAGACTATCTCAAATAGCTGCCATGCTCCATCCAGGTCTTTGATGGCAACAAAGTGTCCCTCAACAATAGCCTCGGCATCCTCTTCATCTGCCGGATACTCGAATATATAGCGGTACTCCCCTGATATGTCCTCGATTTCTAAGGGCACGACCAGCGCCGGGTTTAAATCCGCTATTCGCTTTTCGTCACGGTTGAATATGATCGTTTGCATCTATAGATACCTCGGCCTAAACTCAACGGACAGCTCAGTGGTTGCAGGGTCTGCGGTAAGAGTAAATTCCCCGACAGGGAACTCGAAATAGGTGCTTGTTATATCAACTTCGGCGCGTCTGTCAATGCCGTTTACCGTGATAAGTCTTTTGGCGGTATCAATTACCACAACATCGTTGATTGCGAGGTCGCGTTTCAGGAGAACAAACTCCTGGCTATCCTGGCGCGTGATCTTAAGAGTATTGGCCGTCTCCTTAACCGTTGCCCGGATGGTTCCAAAACACTCAACTGTTCCATCGTTTTGAGCCGGGAAAGTGTTGTACGTGGTCGCTTCTACCGCCTCGCCGTAGACGTTCGGCACAAGGAAGTTAACCTCTATCTTGCCCCAGATGGCGACTTCTTCCACCGGTATTTCATTAATAGGTCGGGCCAGGTATTGAATGTGCGGCTCATCGGATATAATCAAAGGCTTCAACGTCTTCGTATTAAGCCACTTGGCGACCTCTCGGGCATAGCCTCTTCGCTCAACTTTGTCGACGCTTTCAATCGCGAAGCGAACCGTGATTAAGCCAACCTTTTTGTCGCTCCCGAAGTCGTAGACACCATCTCGCCCGACGATTTCCAAGAGGCGATCGCGCGTGCCAGGTGCAACGGCCCTTATAACTTTTGTTATCGCCGCAATTCCCAGCCAGGGATGAGTCGAGCTTATGTCGTTAAACTTAATGGTCTTTAGTCTTAGCATTTAAAACGCCCCTGTTGGCCGAACCGCCACTTTTAAGTTCTCAAAATTTATTACGTCTATCTCACGCCTTACCTGCGGGTCTTTAATGGCTGCTGCCACAAGGTTTGCAAGGCTCTGCTTGTCAATCCTGTCCGGTATGCCCTTTAAGTCGACCTCGAGGCGAGCTGTAAAACCTCTTGCCATGCCCGGTGCAATCATTGAGGCAGGCGTTGCGATTTGGTTAGCCATCGAAGCAAGCGAAGCCATCTTGCCGGTTGAATTCTTAATGGTTTTCACAGCCTGCAGGGCCGACTCTTCCATATCGAAAAACGCCCGCTCAACATAAGATGGAGAGCTTATCCCCAAACCCTTCTTAAAGCCGTTCCAGAAGGATGATGCGATTCTTTGAGCCATCGAGTAGAGCTGCCCCGGCAATCTTGAGATGTAGGAAAGTATCTTGTTCGGCAGGCTTGCAAAGAAACTTACCGCTTTATCTACCGCGCCTTTGGTAAGGTTTGCCATAGCGGTTGCAACTTGCTTCATCACAGACACGATGCCGTTATATAGCGCCTTAAAGGAAGCCGTCACCCTTGAGGGCAGCGCGGCAAAGAAGTTTACGGTTGCATTTATCATCGCGGGCACAACTGTTGCCAGGTAAGCGCGCAAGCTGTTCCAGGTCGAAGTGGCCCCGCTTTTAATGCTATTCCAGACTACCATCAACGCTGAGGGCAATTTCTTTATCCAGGCGATAATCGCATTTACGAGGTCTGGAATAATTGAATGGCCGACGAGCGTATTGTAAAGCCCAATGAAGAAATCTATAATGCCTGCCACGAAGCCCGATATAAAACCAAGAACAGTCTTGACTACTCCGCCAACAATGTTTTGAATTCCCATCCATAGCGAGCCCCAACTTTTCTTTATGAGATCGCTGTTAAATGTAAATAAGCCGACCAACAGGCCTAATATGCCCGAGATGGTTTGCACTACCCCGGTTATTAATTGCACTACCCCGGAAAAAGCTTGAGCAAGTCCTCTTATAACACCAACAATAACTGCTATCTTCGCAAGAAATATCGCCGCAAGCTTTATGATAATCGGCGCAAGAACGACACCGAGGACTACGCCTATCGCCTTTAGGGTCGCAATTGCGGGCTCAACAGCGGATTTTAGCTCTGAGAAAGACTTTCTTAGATCTTCCAGTATTTTATCGAGAGGTATTTTTGAGAGGGCGCTCGATACAGCGCTAATTACTTTGCCTGCCACATCAAGAAATGTCTCAACAACAGATTTTGCAAGATTAAAGGCATCCCTGAATGCCGCTCCTATCTTCCAGGCTGCTTCCCCCCAGGTGCCAAGGATTGTATCAGGATCGCCGATGCCTTTAAACCCATCGACCATGAATGCAATCGCATTGGAGAATACCTTCTTGACGACGTTGAAAAGATTAATAAAAAACGGCCCGATCTTTGTCCAGTTCTTATAGATGAGGTACACCGCAGCTGCTAGCGCTGCGACTACGGTTAGAATTGGAGCCAATCCACCAGCAAAAACCGGCGCCAACATGCCCGCAACACTAATGATGGAAGATATCGCAAAAGCAATTTTGCCCAAGATTAAAAGTAAAGGCCCGATTGCCGCTGCTGCCAGCATGAAGCCGACAACCATCTTCTTTTGAGCCGGTGAGAGCTTGCCCAGCCAGTCAGCGAATTTACCGATAGCCGCGGCCGCTTTTGCGATAGCCGGCGCCATCACATCGCCAAACTCGATCGCCGTCTTGGAAAGCGAGGACTTCATAAGCTCGAGCTGAATAGCCACTGATTTTGATTGCTCCGCGTAGGCGTCTGCTGCGGCCCCCGTTGAGGAATACATCGCGGTCACGTCATCGGCAAAGACCTTGCCCTCTTCGCGTACCAGCGAGAGCGCGCCTTTAAGTGCCCGCACGTTGGGGAAAAGTGCAGCGAAGTTCTCGACGCTCATGCCGGTCTTTTTCGCAAGCTCTTCCATCATCTGAGCTTCGCTCATACCGGATTTCTCAAGCGCCTCAAGCTCGGCTGACGTTATGCCGACTTTCTTCGCCAACTCCGAGACGGCGCCATCAAGCCCCTTTGATGCCAAGGCCGTAGCGCTAAGCTCTATGCCTAGCTTGCCCGCTGCCTCCCACGCGTCGTCTGTCGGCTTAATGAAGGACAAGAGGACCTGGTTTAAAGCGACGCCGGCCTCAGCGGTAGTTAGTCCCGCTTTGGTCATGGTCGCGTAGGCTGCGCCCACCTGCTCAAAGGGAACCTTAGCGGTAGCCGCGGTCGAGGCCACAGTGGAGATGGAGCTTGCAAGCTCTTCATAAGTGGTCTTGCCGCGCTTGACCGTTTGAAACATTATGTCCTGGACCTTATCGACGTCTGAGGCCTTCATGGCCCAGGCATTAAGTACGGTCGTTGCCGCATCTGCTGCGATATCGGTGTCAGTTAATCCGGCCGCTGCCGACTTTGCGCTCGACTCGAGTATCTTCATAGCGTCTGCGCCGTCATAGCCGGCAGAGACTATCTGATACAAGCCTTTGGCAAGTACGGTTGCCGATTGCGGCACGGTTGTGGAAAGCTCAAGAACCTGCTTTTTAATGCCCTCGAAGTTACCGCGAACCGCATCGGAGATCGAGGAGACGTTTCGCATCTCGCGGTCGAAGTCGATCGACATTTTTGCGGCTGCGGTTCCGATACCGACTATGGGTAAAGTAACGCTTTTGGTAAGCGTTGCCCCGGTCTTGGAAAGAGTTTGCCCCATTGAGGCAAATTTAGCCGATAGGTTTTGAGAAGTAGTAGTAAGCGAGTTTACAGCACTCGTCGCCTCGTTTACTCCCCGCTTGGCTCCGGATGCGTCTAATTCAATTTTGCCGTGTGCGCTACCCAGATTAACTGACATCGTATCACCGTGTTCTGGAATAGCGCTCAAGGCGTCTGGACCGTTATGTTATTTCTTTATAAAGCCCGCCGGATCTCTGTACTTGGGTTTCTCGCCGAGCAGTTTTGCAAGCTTGCGCTCGCGTTTTGCCTTAATCTCACGTGCATTTTTGCCCTCGATTGATTCAAGCTCACCCTCAACGTAGGCGCCCCAGGAAAAGCAAGCCATGTCAAGGCAATACGCTGCGTAAGGGTCGGCTATTGCCAGAAAACTAGAGGGTTTCTGAGAGAACCTTTTCGCCACCAAGTATAGCTCTAGCAGCGCGCTCCTGTTTTTCGCGAAAGGCCTCTACTGAATCGACCTCACCTTGCGCCCACTCGAAAACATAAAGCTTATCGTTTAACTCCACGTCCTCAATCGAGATCTCGTCTTCCGCAAGCTCCTGGCCCTTTTTAGGCCTGACTACTTTAGGCTCCACGAAGCACATCTCGACCGTAATGTCGAGAAGCTCCATCATGTTTGCGATGCCGTCCTTGTCCGCGGCGACTTTGCTTAAATCCGCGCCAGCCGGGTCTGAGATAAAGCCCTGTACGACCGCTTGCAGCTTGTTTGGTATCTTGCCGATCTTTGACAGGTACATAATGTTGTACTTCTTCAAGCGGGCCACGTTGCCGCCTGGCAGTGGCACCAACTTGCCCTCTGTGACCACCTTGCCCCATTGGCTAGCGTTAGTGACCTGTAATTCCTGTTCCTGCATTGGCGTCTTAATTTCTTCCGTCATCGTTTTAACGCTTCTCCTTTCATGCGCTCAAAGTATACTCTGCGAAGTGGGCGACTATGTCGCAACGACGAATGTATCGCCTGCCGTCCACGGACCCCACTGGGTGCCGCCTTCTGCCTTGGTTTCCTCGACCATGACGTACGGCGTGTATGTGCCATCTGCCAACGCAAGGCCGGTCTTTGCGTAGCCTGCTCCTTGGAATGCAGCTATATCTGCCGAAGCGGCCAGATCGAAATAGCGCCCTGCTGCTACTGCAGCAGCCACGTCGGTATCTGTTCCGCTAAGAGCATAAGCAATCCTTATGGTCTTGACCGTATCGCCCGTTATGCCACTAATCGTACCCTGGGATGTAAAGCCGGTAGCCGATGGGCTCGTAACTGCAATTGTCGCAGTAGGCAGGACATTAAGTGGGCCTCGTGTCTCCTTGGCCTTCATCTGCCAGAGCTGTCCACTGGCATCGGCGATCGCCTCGCCGTTGCACTCGGTGATGTAAAACTCGCCGCCTTTGAGGTTGCCCTCGATCGGGCCAGCCTTGGCTTTAAATATCCGCATCTCAAAGTCGCCGCCAGAGTCGGAGATTGCGCGGCCCTCGACCATGAAGTAGCCGCGACGGGTGTCCACCGTTCGCGTAATCTCTTTAATTCGGTTTGGCGTCACACCCTCTTCGTTTACCGTTATGCCGGAGAGCACCGAGTAAACGTCGAAGCTCACGCCGCCACCTTCAAGAGTCCACTCGATTTTGACATCCTTTTCGGCAATCGCTATAACCGTGTCGTCGCCTTCGAGCTTTTCAATATCTACCGAGTCGGAAAACTCGAAAACTCTAGCCGCTGGCAGCTTGACCGCATTCGCATAATCTAGAATGCCGTTTGCTGCATAAGGGATAAGTCTCACCTCACGCAACCCATAAGGCAGTTCTCCATATTCGTGCATTTATTTCTTGCCTCCCTTCATTAACTGTGCAGGTTCCTTATATGTCTTTGTCCTCACCAGCTCACCGCTGGTAAGGTCAAAATAATGAAACGTAATCTTACCGGTTTTCTTCTTGCAAAACCGGCACCTTACTTCAAGCAGGCCGTCTTTTATGACACCCCACAATTTGTTGCTTTGACATCTAAGCTCTTGTTGTTTCAAACTCATCGGCGCACTTCTCCAATATCTTTTTGGCGTCTTTCGGCCTTACTTTTACTGGAACGTTCTGTTTAAACCGGTAATCCTTCGTGAGCCCTTGCGCTTTTCCTATGTGCCGGATACGGCGCCTCTTGTAGATTAGCTTTACATGCTTCACCTTTTCACCACCGCCCTATAGCGTGAGTAGCGCATTGAGCAGCCGATCGCGGGGTCTTCGGAATCTCCAAGGTCATCGGCCCACTCGATTTCATAGCAGTAGCCGTCCTCGATGGTAACTTCTGAGCCGTTAAGCAGGGCGTAAGTGCGTGCCATAGCCGCATCTATTGCCTCATAGCCAGCCTGTTGGTAGAAATATATGGTTATAAATTGGTCTGCGGCTCCAGGTATCCCTGAGACATGCTTTGCGCGGGTGGAAAGCGTAACCAGGCAGCATGGCTTTATCTGCCCCGTCTCATCGAAAGCCTCCGGTGCGTTTTGCCTGGTTATCTCGCCGGTTGCGTGAACGCCGCCGGTAAGTATGCCCGCAAGCGCTTCATCTGATAAAAGCAGCTCTTTGATTTCAGCCCTCACGCTAACACGCTCCTTAGCATAGCCATAACCCTGTTGTAGTGAGCTTCCAGGGTCGGCATGATGATTTTGTACTTGCCGCCATTTGCAAGCTCAAGCCACTTGCCATAATCCATGCCGTGAACCAGATAAATAACGACAACTTCTTCGGAGAATTTGTCGACTTCGCCCTGCAGCATCAATCTTGCGTTTCCGGTACGATCCTGCCAGGATGCGTTTCGCTTGGCGTCATCCTGGATGGCCTGCGCGCAGTATTCAGCTACCGCATAGACCGCCTTTATCATGCGATCGCCGTAGGCCTCGATGTTTCTTGCCAAGACTTCCGGCGGGGTTGTCCAGACAATGCCTCCCCTGGCCATTAGATGCCCTCGATACGTGTTGTCATGCTAAAGCCATCCTCAGTAATCGCCGTATCGTTGGATGCCTCCAGGCGTATACTCTGCCCATCGTTAAACAACCCCTCGACAATAAAGCTGGTTACGTCGTTCTTAGGGATGGTAAGCGATTTGACAAGCGTGTGCCTGTCGGCACCGGCGAGCGACTTAACCAGGCTCCTAAGCTTGAGCGTCACATCAGACTCGGTTGACGGATTGTGGCAGGTGATAAGATGTTTAAAGTATTTCGTGAAAGGCCAGCTTGCGGGAACTGCCACGTCTACCGGGGTGGCCTCGGTATTCTGCTCGTCCGAGAACGTCAATGTGACTGTGCCATCAGCGGTCGCATCCTTGGACAGAGTAATTTGCGTATCGTTGTCTACCGAAACAACGTATGTTTCGGCAGGGATGCCGTTTCCGGCGACTTTCTGGTTAGCCTTGACCCCTGCTGTGGTGAAATTGCCCGTCGTGGTCACAACCGCCGAGAGGTTGGTCGTGGTACAATTCGCCACGTCTACCTTAACCCAGGCGTGAGATATGTCGTTGCCAATCTGTTTTGACATATAAGATTCCTCCTTTGTGAAGCCGCCTAACCACGTAAAATTACCTCCGCAACTCTTTTGACCTGTGAAGTGGTGTCAACAAATATGACCTCAAAAGCCCTGCCCTCAATCGCAAAGCGATCGCCCTGGACAATGTCGAGATCCACCGGTCCCAAAACCAGGTAATCGGCTACAACCTGATTGCCCGCCGGGCTTATGCGCACATTGGCACCTCTTGTACCCGGTTTTACCAGCCGCACTGTTTGCGCCTCTAAAGTCTGATTTCCCCGGCTTATCGTAATTGATACCGGCCGGTCATTAATGATGGTGGAAATTGCCGACTGAATCTCATTGAGGTCTGCCGCGTCCATTACTGCATCACCACCGCTTTATCGATATCTTTTCGGTAGTCAAGCTCGGCCTTTAAGGCAAGCTCTTCGAGCTGCTTGGCACGCTTGGAAAACTCCAGCCTGGTTTCACCCTCTGTAAAGTCGACTGCTTGAGCTGCCCTTCGGGCCATGATGTTAAGCGCGATTACTTTGACCTTCTTAATGACCGTCAAAGCGATATCCTCGCTTAATGTGGGATACTCGCCATTCTCGTCAAGCAGGTGTGCAGCCGCATATTCGCCGTTAAGAGTGTAGGCGTATTGCGGCGCCGGTACGATGATAAGATTTTTGCCCCGGACATAGACCTCTTCTGGAAAGGTCTGGCTAGTGGAAAGCGGTATGATGCCGCCCGGCGTATTTAAGATATCGCCGTCACGCCACTTGTTAGATGTTGGAAAGTCGATCATGAAGAGAAAATCATTCGGCAGCGGATACTCGTCTCTTCCGGCTTCCGCTGTGATGGTTAGCGGGCTTTTCATGGCCCGCTTGCGCGAAACTTCGAGCACTGCGTCTTTTGCCGCCTGTGTCCAGGCCGTATCTGATACCCACTCATGGATGTCGACCACTTCGCCCTTGGCACGCACTACAAGGTCGGTGAGCTTCATCTTATTTCACCAGCCTATAGTCCTTGTTTCCCTTAACCTCTTGCCAGGCTCCCTGGCTTACTTCGTGCATCTCCCCGGGTTGGACCTGCCTGCTGGCGAGCATTCCCGGATGGTCGCTTTTTGGAGAGAAGAGGACTTTTACCGTCTCAGGCCGAGTCAGCGCTTCATCGGAATTGGCCTCTTCGGTGCTGTCAGTATCCGCAGCATCCCTATCACCCTTTTCATTTGCCGAATTACTTGCCTCATCTGCACCATCTGGCTTTTTTGGCGCTTCATCAGGATTGCCACCGGCTTCCTCCTTGGCGATCTCGTCGTCTTTAACCTCGCTTATGGTCTGCTCGGTTTTGACTTCGTCTAACTCCTTCTTCTTTTTGTTCATATCTTCGATGCTCCTTTATACGCTTTAAGGCCGACCAGCGGGCAAAAAGCCTTAGCCGGCCTGCGTTTATGATTTCCTTAAAGAGCAGGGATTAAGATGAAACGATTATGTAGCTGCCCTTCTCTTTTACCGGCACCTCGGCGCCGTTGTATTCCTCGACATAGAACTGATCCGCTGCAACCAGCTCGCCGTCGCTGTTGTAGGTCGGGAACGGGCCCTTTAGGACCAGAGCCTGGAAGATGCGGTGCTGCACCAGCTCGCGGTGAGATACCAGTACCATGTCGTCGCCGAACTCGGTCGAGCCAAATGCTGGCAAGCCCTTAATCCTGCCAACGTAGCCAGCCGCGTTTAGGTCATAGCCAGGTGTCTCGCCAGCTGATTTAAACCGCTCAGAGTTTGAGGCCATCTCCGCGTTGGTCATCGACATCACTATCGCGTTCGGCTCGTAGTAGCGGTTCGCTACTTTTACCTTGGCGACACCGATCTTGCGCTCAAGATCAACTAAATGCTTGTCGAAAGTTACGCCCTCAGCCGCTCCGCCGATGGAGAACGTTCCGCCGGAGTTATTCGCCACTTGCCTGACCGCGAACTTTGCCATGCTGAAAAGCCTGCGGTCGATGTGGGTCTGAATCTGGCGGATAATGCCGGCAAGCGCACGGGCCTGAGCGTCTTCTCCTAGCTGGCTCTTCGCAAATGCAACCGCCTCGCTTGAGATCTGCGTTGCTAACCTGTCGGCTGCGATCGGCAGATCCATGTGAGATAGCGTCTGCTTGCCGCGCTTGATACCGGCCATCTCTCCCTCGCGAATCTTCGCATAGGTGTAGCTAACCTTTACGAGCTGCGAGTGCGTGATGGTGCCGGTGGCAAGACGCAGGATTTTACCGAATCCATACTCGATCACGTAGTCGGTGCCCTCAGTGTAGGTCACGGTCCCGTCGGAGTTTTTCACAACGACGGTGCCCGCCTTGATGTGGCCGTGTGCGAGCGGCTGTACTACTCCGGCTGCGCTGTTGACGAACGTGACTTCCTCGCTCACTACGTCAGCTTCGACTCCAGACTCGTGAGCATACTTCTCGAAGTAAAGCTTGGTCGGCGCCTGATCCGTAATCTGAACGTCAAAGACGTTTACCGCCACTAGAAGCGGTACGGCCTCTCTGATGATGGTTCTTGATACCGAGTAAGGCAGGTTGAGGTCAGCCGTTGTCTGAGCCTCGGCAACTAGCTTGCTCTCCTCAATAAGCTTGTGCGAGTGTGCCTTATCGAAAGACTCCAAGAGCTGCAGGGCAAGCTGCCCGGCCCGGCTGTCTTTAAGGTGTTTGTCTGCAATGCGGGTTTCGATAATGCCGCGCTTGTGAATGGACTCCGAGATCTCGTAGCTTGGACGCACGAACTCCGGCAAGCCGGTCTCTTTCTCGAATACGCTGCCCACCACGTGATAACCCTTGCCCTCAAGGCGGGCCTGGGCAACGAGCGCGTCATACTCCTTGCGCTTCGTCTCAACGATTGCCGCCACCTCAGTTGCATTTTGCGGCTTGGCCTCCTTGACCGACTCGACGAACTGCTTGTTGATGCTCTCAGAGTACGGCAAATCTTTCGTCGCCTCATCGATACTTGCGGCGACTTCACGCGCTGTCTTAGCCTCATCAATCGCCTTCTTCTCGATGCCGAGCTTGGTGATAGCCTCGATAACTTCCTCATCGGTCTCGACACCGAGGACTTTCTTAATCTCGGCCTCGACCTGCTCTTTGCGTTCCCTCTCCATCCCTTCGAGAGTCGACTTTCTAATTGTCTCGATAAGAAGCTTTTGAGCCTCTGCAGGGCTCAAATTTTCAATCTTGATTTCCTCTGGCACTTTACTGCCTCCTTTGTCTTTGGATTCTACTTTTACTGTCTGACCGCTGACAGCGGGGTTGCGGGTGAGATCGTAGGCTTTGATCTCAAGCGAGTTCATAAATTCAAGCTCACGGTTGCCGACGATGCGATACTCACTCTCGCCGTAAGCCCTCTGAGACACCCCGAACGGAACACCCATTTCGTACAGCTCTGCTACATCACGCCCTTTTTGCGTGTTGGCGAGCACGCCAACCAGATCGACCGATTTCGTCTCCTCGTTGAAGGTAATATCCGTCCACTTGACGACGGTCTCAAGCAGGTTCGGTCGCCAGGTGGGTTTATGCGACGGGTGTTCCACTTCACCATCAAGCCCCGCCTCAAAACTCTCCCCCGCCTCCATCGCCGCTTTGATACGGTCTACTTCGGCGCGTACAAGCTCTAAGGGGTAGACCCGACCGTTTGCGGTCTCAAGGTCTGCGACCATCGCGCCTTCAACGGTGATTTTCTTACGCTTGCCATCTCCGGCTGCTTCGATCGCTATTTTCGCGCTCGATGGCGCTTGAAATTCCTCAAATAGTTTTGGCAAAACTTCTTCACCTCCTTCGTTAAGTGGCAAAACAAAAAGCCACTGCTTATTTTGCAGTGGCTTTAAAAGCTCTTCTGTCTCTAATTATTTCGCTCGAAATAATTACTTTTTATTAGCCTTCTCTAACTGTTTTTCGAACTCTTCTTCGCTTAGTGGAGCAGGCGGGTATTCTCCGTGTACCTTCCGATAGGCCTCACGGTAGGCTTCTCTATTTTCCTCTTTGCTTTTCGTATAATCTGGCTGCCAATCTACACTATCTATCCCATAGTCCTTACTCATTTGGCAACACCCTCCTATACCTCATCTTGTGAAGCTTTGCAAAATCCTTTAAGGCGTCGTGAGTATGCGCCTTCCAGGCTTCTGTCTGCGTAAGTTCTCCCGAGAAAAACTTCCCAGCATACTTTTGATAATGTTTGTCGATCGCCGCTTGATGACCGGCAAATATCAACTCTTTATCGTATATATACCCTTTAGGCCTTGTAAGGTAATATTTTGTTCCATCATGGCCTATAACCTCCAAGCGCTTTATCGATTCGTAATTGCCTAGAGCATTTATGTCATGGGCCGAAAACGACGATGAACTCGGATGATTGTGTACCAATATTATACTATTTTTATCGGCATCTCTAAGTAATTTAAAAAATTCTTCTGACGGCTGCACTGAATTAGCATTTCCTGCTTGGGAGATAATCTCCTTTCCGGTCTTTGATTCAACGGCAATTAGGATCTCCGTATTTGTCTCAAGGCCATGTTTAAGAGCTTTATCCATTGCGGCATCGGCTCCTACTCTTTCTCTTGAAGGTCCCCTCTTTTTCTTGTCTGTAGGTATAGCTGTTGTTGTGCCCATGATCCTTGGCGTCTTGACTATAAAGCCCTGAGCATACTTCATAAGCGCACCATAGCCAGGAGCACCTTGAATCCGCAGAGCGTACGCGTCCATCTCGGGCCATGATTTGGTGCCGTGAACCCAATCGCGCAAATGCGAAACGAAGGCGTCCTCATCCATCCGCTCAGAAGTCGGAAAGCATACGCATTGAACATGCGCCGGCATCTCCGGTAATTCGCCTGGCGGGTACACACCATCTCTCTTAGGACCGCCCGCCGCATGATCGTCGCAAATATCAGGGCCAAACGTCCTGCCCGGTGAGAGATTCCACTTCTCGCCAGTCGTCCAGGGCTGGGCCCTGATTGACTCCAATGAGGCGTTAGCCCCGATCGTGTTGATCTCATGGCGTGCCAGCCTTAGCGCATTGTAGCTTATCCCACTTGTCGGCGGAGTTAAACCGATAGGTATCGGGTTGGGCTTTCGTAGCAGCCCCTTAAAATCCGTAGCGCGATCCGCCGGCGTCATTTTGTTTAGCCGCGAATAGCTCCAACGCGTCCACTTGGCGTCGGGCTTTAAGTGCTTCTCGAGTTCCTTTGCAATCTCAACTGCTGACTTCTTCTGAACAACGCCGGTCATGACTGTTGACTGGACCTGGTTGTAAGACTTCTTATCAAGCTTCCATAGCCTGCTTGATAGGTTAAGCCCATCTGCGTAGACCCTGGCCGCAGCCGCCTCTACGTTTTTCCTGGCTTGGCGCTCGATATAGTCATCCCAAAAAGGGCCAGTCGAAATTCCAAAAGAGCCGGAGTAAGAGCCGGCTCCCTCAAGAGTGTCGGTTTTGAAATAGTAGGCAAAGAGCACGGCTTCGGCTTCATAAGGGGCCCGGGCCGCAAAATAGAGCTTTTCAAAGAAGGCTTGCTTGTAGGTTTCAAAGCTTTTGCGCCAGGCCTTCTCAAACCAGGCTAAAATATCAGCGCCGGAAGCTACCCCGCCGTCCTTATCTGCAGCTGAGAGCACCTTATCCCTCAGCTCACTTGCAAGCTCGCCGAAGATCACCCCGACCACAGCCGCCATATCAAGTTGGTTATTTTTTAAGACTGCTGGCAGAAGCTCAAAGGCTTGGCTGCGTTTCTTAACCGCTACCGACATTGTTTCCCGCCCCTACGGTTGCCCAGAAGTTTTTCTCAAGGTCGCGATTAATTCGATCCTCTTCAAGTCGCTTTTGAAGTTTTTCAATCGCCTCATCGATGTTGATATCAGGCAGGTGCTCGCCAAGTATCCGCAGGAGGTCTTCTTCATCAAGTAGGCCGGTGCTCTTGATTTTAATGATGACGTCGGCGATTTTCTCAAGATTCTTCATCTTCTGGTCGCCCCAGCGGTCTGCCCAGTTCAAGCTGTATTCAACCGACTCGGGCAAGATGCCTTTCAGCAATAGCTGCAGATCGATGATCTCGCGGATAAAGTCAGTTATCCAACCTTCTGCGGTATCGAGTTCACGCAGGTATTGTATCTCTTGCTTTTCCAGCACGTCGCGGTTGATTGATTGCTCAAAACCTAAGATAGATTTTGGTATCGGCGTACCGGCAAAGAAGCGATCGACATGAAATTTTATATCCTCGTTTTCCGAGAGCTTGGCATCACCCTGGATGGCGGCCACCGTAGCCTTTTTGTTTGAGAAAAAGTCAGCGATCGCAGCGAAGGGGTTCTTTAAGGCTTTTTCATTTCGCTTCTTGTAGGCCTCAAGCTCGAACTCGGTCGCATCCTCAAGGCTGTGTACGTACTTCATGCCGGCGCGGGTCTTGCGCCTTATCGCCATATCGAGCGCGCCCTCTGCAATCTTCTTTAAGCTGCCGCGGCTAGAATTTAAAAACGGCACCCCGTAGCGGGATCCATCGTCATGATCCCAACGGGCATGTACGATCTGCCACTCGGCAAACCAGGTTACATCTCGCTCTGAGAGCAGCTTCGGGTCAAGGGCATAATACGCGCCCTCCATGGGGTCGACTTGATAAAAGGCTCTCGTTGGATCATCGAACTCGTCGGCATCGTCTGAGTTTCTTCGCATCAACAATGCCGGCATGCGCTTTACCTTGACGATATCACCGTTTGGCGTAACAACGATTTGGCCCATAAGGTCACCATCAAGCATGCCCTTTCGAAGATACCCGAAGGCCTTGCTCTTAAGCTTGGTGCGACGAAGCATGTCATCGATGATTTTCTTTGCTCTATCGTCAGAGCACTCGACCTTAAAGCCGCCCATGGTCGCATTAGAGGCGATGGTTCGAACAACGCCTTTGGCGAGGTCGTCCTCGTTGTAGAACTTGTTTGATTCCTTGATTTGGCTGACCCGGTCCTGCTCGACCTTGAAGCGATCGATAAGCTCGGTGTGTTTTGATGTTTCAGATTGCCGTCCCTGAAACGAATCGGCTGAGCCGGTACTATCTTTGCTTCTGAAAAATAGCGATGTGAATCGGTCCCAAAATGGCATTAGTTAAACATCTCCTCGATATCGCTTCTGTCGACGACCTGGGCTTCTACGCTTGCAGGGATCTCTGCCCTGAACACAAAGTCCGGAGCTGCCGCAAGGACGCACCCGTCCCCATCGTCAGGAGAGCGTTTGTTGCGCTCTTTGAATTTATCTTTAGGCTCAAGCTTTTTGACGGCTTTTCCCTTAAGGTTTACGAAGTCGTATTTACGGTCGGTTAAATCCTGCTCAAGCTCATTCGGCGGGCTCTTTAGCCTTACACCTTTTAATGTTTCTGCCGTCTCGGCGTAAAGCTCGGTGACAAGGTCCGCATACTTGTTCTTAGCGTAAGCAGTCCCATTGAAGTGAACCTCAAACACTTGAAAATCGATAAGCCACTCTTTAATCTCGACATCGGCTCGCAGTAGATCTATCGGGCCGGAGCCGAAGCCGCCGCCGCCATCAAAGCGGATGTGGATGCTTGATATACCCTTTTCAACCAGATTTTCAATCTCTTCTTTAATTCTCGCGTAATAAACGAGCGTATCTTCTTGCGGAAATTTTGCCGCCCGCCAGATATCACCGTTATGCCTGATATAAAGGGTTCCGACATCGTCACCAAAGCGCGCCGCATCAACGCCGAGGCGAGCGATATGTGGGTTATCGTCCACCCTCTCCCTGGTTTTAGCCGCCTCGTATCGACCCGGTGTTATTAGTGTGTTTGTGCTTTTGTTTTTAGGAGCAATGCCAAGGACTCTAAACAAGTACTCCGTGTCTGGCTTATAGATGACCCCCGGTATCCAGGGGAGTTCAAACGTATGATCGTCCTCGCTGTGCTTGTCCACAATCTCGGCATGCTCTTCGAGCATCTCCTCGACATATTGCCTTCTTACCGCATTTGGCACTATCTCCCGGTTGTGTATGACGTTCGGGTGATTGATGCACGATAACCTAAAGACCTCTGTGGTTGGAAGCGCCTTGACCTTATGAAACCGAGATGTTCTCGTTCTCGGGTTTGCCATGTATAGTGCGATAACGATACCGCCGGATGACATGGAGTCGACCGCATCAAAAACAAAGCCCGGTATGCCTTCACCCTCATCCAGAACAAACATCAGATATTTGCCGTGCTGTCCCTGGGCTCGCTCAGTTCCAGTTCCCTTGTTGTCATTTGTGGCCTTGCCGGTTGCAAAGTGATCATCTGCAACCTCAAGGCGTATATCTAAAATCCTTCCAGGAAGCCCCTTGCCCCGGCGGTCGGTTTTGATTTCCTTCCAGAGCAAGTCATGTACCTGGGGCCAGCTTGGAGCAAAGCTATAAATAATCGATGGGGTGAAGCAATCGAAGAAGTGATTTACAAGGCCCGACTCAAGCTTTGTTTTGCCTACCGTGTGACCCGCCTCGACCAGTATCCTCCACTTTATAGGCTCACCCGGCTTATAGTATTTAAGCTGATCCTCAGTTATAAGGCCGTTTTCTAGGTCGTATCGCTCATGCTGCTGCCTGAGAGCTAATACATAGGCCTCGATAATCTCCGCCTGGCCCGGATGACCATTTTCACCCTTCCAGGGCTTCCAGCCGAGTTTTTCAACAATATAGGCCTCAGGGTCATATCGGTATTTGATAAGGCCATCGGTTATTTCTCTTTGCTTGCGAAGCCCGTTAACGGCTGGGCTTATCAGGTTCGACTCTGATTGTGGACCATCGATGCTCAATCTTTTCGAGAAGCTTGGCACGTTTAGCCGGATCATCGATGACCTCCTTTGCGGCATTGACTACCTCGACCCCAAGGAGTTCTACTACCCTATCAAGTGCCTCAAGACTTATCGTGCTCTTTTGCTTTAGTTTGTGTATCTTCTCAACAAGGGTGCCTATCTGCCCAATAAAGTTTCCAACCTGCAAAATATCGATTATTTTTCGAGGCCTGGAATATCGTGTTGGCCGATCGAGGTCTCTTTGTATCGGCTCAACTTCTTCGTGCTCTCGCCAAAAAGCTTCGAGTTTGTCAATGGGCTCTTTTAAGCCTAACGAGTGAAGCTCTTTTACCAGCTTATCGAAGCCTTTGATCAGTATTCTGTTTCGCTTCATCTCCGCCTTTAACTTCTCGACAAGCTCGTTGTGGTAGAGATGAGGGTTAATCTCGGCATCCCACCAGAGTATCAAAGCCTCGGTGTACTCGTCGTAGCGCTCAACATAGTCCTGGATGAGCGCCCTCAAGAGCTGAATCTCTGGGAGTAGATCTGTTGGGTTCGGGTCAGCCTCGAACTGCTCAATGAGTTCTTTTATCCGGGGCCGGTTTATTTTGGAGTAACGGCCGGTTTTGATTGGGGTGGCACCGCCGTGATTCCGACATGGTCCAACACCTTTATTGCCTGTTCCGTGGCCTGCTCGTCTGCCGCATTGCCTACCGGTCTGCTTGGCTGTTGCAGGGCAATACCAGTCGGGGGGGTGTTTTCGCGTCCAAGGAGTACCATCGCGCTCCATTAATTGTCCATGGGGTTTCATTGATTTTTCGTTGTCCATGGGGTATCAACCCTTAAATCTATTCCTTCTTATTGCCCAAATAAAAAACACCAGCAGCGCTATCGCCACCGGCGTTACATACTTCGTCATCCACCAGCCTGTTGAAATGAGTGTTTCGGACATCTGATTTATCCTCCAAACCTATACCGCTTGCCAATCAGTCACTCGTCGTTGACATTAACAAACCCTATGGTAAGGTGTTATGGATAAAAGCCGCTATAAATTGACAGGGGGTTGTTTCTAGGCCATCCTCCTGCAGGGAGGTGGTAAAAATTATCGAGGCTTTAGTAACTATTTTAGCCTTGGCCATATTCCTAGCGCTCATAATTCGCCTTGTTGAGCGCTAGGGGCCAAAACAAAACATAAACCTAAGCGCGGGGAATAGCGGCTCCCCGCAATCTATTTTATCTATTTTTCGGATAAATAAAAGACCCTTTCGAAAATATAAACTGCAACTGCCACCCAGGCGCTAATGTCCTGACAATCCTTTCCATGGGTTATTATTTATGCTACTGCTATAATAACCCCAAGGAGGTAAAACCCATGAGCATCAACAAAACCCGCGGACTTCTCTACTGGATAGCCAAACTTCTCGGCGATGTAAACGCTGTTCAAAAAGGCACAGTCGGGAAGCGTATTGCTCGGCGTGCTGCTGGCAAAGCTACCGGTAAGGCTTTGAGGAAGCTATTTAAATAACTACAGCGGCCCGCCAAGTGTGTCCACCTGACGGGCCTTCTATGTGGTTATCTTGTGTAAAGAAGCGCTTTCGCTCAGCTCCTCTTGCGTGTCTTTCGACACTTCTGGTTATACTGAGAATTTTATGTGGACGATTGTCGTTCTGTCAAGGGTTTATTTTCCAATTGCTCGCCAGTATTTTCATCTATCGCCCTCTTGCGGCAAATATCGGTCACTATCCGGGCTCTCTCCTTGTATTTCTCCAACAGATGCTCCGCGACATCGGTCTCTCGTTTCTCTTTTTTCTTCTTCAATTCTCGCGTCTCGGTGGTAATAACCTTTAACACCTCGCTTATATAATGGAAGTGAAAATCAACTATGTTGTCGACTAGTGTTGTTGAGCCAAATATGTAACCTCTTTCGCCTGCTGGAATACTTATAACGCTAGAGCACGGGGCACCGCCAGGCGTTTCTTTATATAAGTGGTGCTCAAGCTGGTGCAGTTCTGCTTCGAGTTCCTGCATCTGATCTAAGATCGTTTCTTTAATCGACAACTGCTGCTACCTCCCCCTATTTACCGCCTAATACAACTCCTCCGGCTTTACTCCTGCTGCTAACCGTCCATATATGTTCTCTGCATACACTAAAACACCTTGCGCCCGTATATGTGCCCAGTCAAGCGCCTCTTTGGGCTCCCAGTTGTAAGCACAGACCAGTAAGTGCTGAATCCTGAATAGTGCTTCTTCATATTTTGCTAGGTACGGATTATATGGCCTTATTTTTATTTGCTTTATGAGTGAGATAGTCTTCTCGGCATCCAGCATAGTTTCTTTTATCGCCTCATGCATCGCCTCATGCTCTTTTGTGTTGTCCACCTTAAGCCTCCATATAAGCACCGAGCGCTCCCAAACCGAACAATATCGCCCCGCCTATCGCTCTACTGTTATTCTCAATCATTCCAATCAGCAGTGAGATTATCGCCGCAAAAGTCAGTATGATTGCCATTATTAGATAAGTATGGTCCCAGACCCATTCTATTGCCTTAACTATTGCCCCAAGTGTCCATACTATTGGCTTTTTCATTATTATCTCCTGCCTCTCCGGTTCTTCCTGACCTTATCCGGCCTCAATCCCGTAATCCCGTTTTCCTCCAGGTACCGCCGCTTTAGATGCTCATAGTGGCAAGCAGCCCCGAGCCGGTTCATAAACTGCTTTTTGCTTGCCAGCGCTTCCATGTCCTTTAAGACTTGTGCTGTTGTTTCGTGCGGCATAAGTATTGACATTAGACCACCTGCCCTGGCTTATAGGTTTTCTTAGCAGCCAAATACTCGGCTCTCTTACCAGTGCAGATTACGGTTGTTCCTATAGTTTTGTATTGGCGCTCTCGCCGTGAATACTCGCCATATACGCCACGTCTGATTGCTTTAGCTTTCTTGTTTCTCATCTAGTACCGTCCTTTCCGTTGCGGCAATCTCATGCCCTTGATAGCGCTTTTCGCCTCATGGAGTACATTCTCATAGGCCATCTCTAGGGCTTCCTCGTAATCTAAACCATAGTCGCGCTCGGCATTTCGTCTCAGTTTTTCCGGTAATTCGTATTGCGATATGCGCTTGAGTGCTTGGTACATCTTTTGTGCTTTTTCTTCTATGGTCGCCATACCTATTTGCCCTCCCTTTCAAGCTCCAGTTCTTCTACGATTTCTAACTGTGCCTCCTGTACCTTCTTGAGCGCACTATCGACAGCTTCCTCGGAAGCACGGCTTAGTGGAACTAGGTGCATTGCGGCAAACCCTAAAGACGACTCTATGATTGCTAATTCATCAAGACTGAACTCTATTTTTCTTGTTTTCATCCCTCTCATCTCCTTCATCTCCTCATCAAATACTCGACCTGCTCGCTGTCCACCCCATGTATCTGTCCGAACAGCTCGGCGAGGATCTCCGCCGCCGTTATCCCGTTTGCCAGCATCATCGCCACGCAGGTGCGGCTTAGGTCAGCTACCGGTATCTTTGTGCCGCCTAAATGCTCGGCTTTTTTGAGCATGTCTCGCTTGCGCTCCATCATGCAAAAGCCGTTTGCTGTTCTTGCCGGCAATATATTGAGAAATGTGCCGTCGGATAGATCGATTCTCAACTATTCCCACCCCGGTATTAAATGGCTCCACTTGCCTATCTGCTTATAGTTCTCAGCGTCGATTACGATAAGCTTCAACTCCGGATAATCGCGCCTAAACCGCTTGATCTTTGTTTTGCTTTTCTTGTCGAAGTAGCCCTTAACTTCGTGATACTCGACGCTGCTATCCATATTCTCGACCATGAAGTCTGGCGTGTATCTGGTAGTGCCATGGCGCTCGCGGAACTCAAAGGTCTGCGGCTCGTATTGCCAGTCTTTGATTTGGCCCTTGCTTTTTAGGAAGTTAAGGTACCGGGCGTAATTGGCCTCCCAGCTCGATGCCACCGCAAAGCCTAAGTCATCTCGGTAGCCAGCTTTAACGCTGCCGAAGTGGTGCTCTCTCTTGCCCTCTTGCTTTAATAGTTCCGGTAGATCTGCTGCCTTTATCTTTTGCATTAGTCCTTCTCACCACCGCTTCTCAAATTATCGATCTCAATCTTAGCCGGTGACGTCGCCTCGATTCGCTCGCACTCCGGGCAGAGCTCGGCGCCTTTTGCCGTGTAGAAGGTTTGGCCGCACTCGCACTCTTTGCGCTGCCTTTGTCGGGTAGTTGCCATCTAATGCCTACCTTTCGTTAATTTCTCGATGATCTTGCTCATGTGTGCCGTAGCGACAGCTTGCGCAATCGCTTTGTCTTCTTCGGTCTCGGTTTTATCCCCCATGATTCCGCAAAACTGTGAGATTTTAAGACCAAGGAACTCTTGAATGACCTCGTCCGTGCCTTCCTCGGCCACCAGGTAGTAACACAGCACGCTGTCTGTCTGTCCCATTCTGTGCGCCCTATCTTCCGCTTGCGAGTGTATAGCCGGCGACCAGTCAAGCTCTCCAAAGACCACACATGTCGCCCTCTGAAGGTTGAGTCCGGCAGCGGCCCGCAGGCTGACCATACATAGGTTTGTCTTTCCTTCCATAAAGAGCCTGACATTGTCGTCCTTTTCCTTGGCTGTTTGCCGTCCGGTTATCTCGACCGGGTTGTATGCCTTCAGCTCTTTCCGGTAGATGTCAAAGACCGCATGGTGGTAGGCAAAGACGAGTACCTTTTCGTCTGCGTCGAGCAGCATCTTTAAAAAAGCGGTTACAAACGGTGCCTTGGCTATCCCGATTGCTTGTCTGCTATCGTTTACAACTTCGCGGGTTATGCGTCCGCGCTCAAACCGGTCCTTTATGCCGTCAAGAGTCTGCGCTTTGTCGATTGCTCCCTGAATGAGCTTGCCATATCGGCCCTTATCAAAGTCCACAGTTTGAACTACGCGTCGCTTTGGCGGTAATTCCTTTAGTACCTGATCTTTGGTTCGCCGTAGCATAAGCCCCTCTTTTTTCAGGTAGTCTCCGAGCTGGCCTGGATTTACAACGACGTCCGAGCCGTACCCATAGCACCATTCCCTTGTGAAGCTATCCCAGTCCCCGAGGCAGTGGTATTCGATAATATTCATGACCGACCAGATCTCGCCGCCGCGGTTGTAAATCGGCGTACCGGAGAGGCCGATACATGCGGGTGTATTTCCGGCCAGCAAGGAAGCTGCGCTGTACTTTTCGGTACCGGTATGGCGCAGCTCCTGTATCTCGTCAAAGACCACCGCTTTGAAATCATACGCCTGCAGGGCGTTCTTCCATCCTCGCAGCAGCAGGTAGTGAACAACATAGATGTTCGCTGGCGGCAGATCATAAGGCTTCAATCCCTTGATAATGTGAACGGACCCTACCGGATTCCCTCCATCAATGCTTATCTGGCCGCTTCCTGGAAGCTTAAGAAACCTGTTTATCTCATGCTCCCAGTTCTTAATCAGATGCGGCGGTACCACGATGATAGCTGGGTACGATTGCTTTTCCGCTAAAAACGCCAGGGCTTGTATGGTTTTTCCAAGACCCATTTCATCGGCAAGAAGGGCTCTTTCTGTCCCCACTAGATATGAAAGACCTTCGCTTTGAAACTCCTTCAGTGTCCCGACGAAATCAGGAGGCGTTATCATTTTTTCCGGGCGCTTATCGAAGTCCCTTATTCTCAGTGCATGGGTTACGGCAGCCTGATAGCTTTTCTCCCATGCGAGTTCGTCCTCTATCTTTAGAGGATACTTAAGCATGATCCAGTTCAGGTCCTGGGCGTTTCTTTTGGTGTTTGGAAACCGGCAAAGTCCACGCCCCAGTGACTTTGATCCCGGAAAAAGGCGCTTCACGAACTCGACCATGCCAGGATCTCCTTCGATAATCCAATCCTGAACCATTCCATTGTTCATGAGCGGTCTAAGTCTCCCAACTGGATCATCGCAGACTGGTGGCCGCTGTAGATATGCCGGTATCATAAAGCAATCCCCCACAGCTTCTGGAGCCCAACCACCGCACACTTCTTTGCGTTAGCGGTCTCTGTGATCGGGTCGCGCAGACTGGTTTCAACGACTATTACGACGGCCTTTACCTCTTCGTACTGTGCATATCTGTTTATCTGTTCTACTAATCTGGTGCGGTTTGGCTTGCCCTTTTTGACTTCTACGGCCACTCCGCATTCGGTTAAAAAGTCGACACGGCTACCTGAGCCGAGCTGATATTCCTTTTCATAGCGAATGCCGTCCTTATCGAAAAGCTCGGCTATTTTATTCTGCAGGTCGTATTCCTCGAATATCTTTCCGACCCTTAAGGACATAAGGGAGTTAACGACACCCTCCACGTTATTCCACCGCCTCATCGACTATCTTAGTAGCCCAAAACTCTGGGACCGGTTCCATGCTAACCATGAATCTACCGAGCAGATTGCCTTCCGTGTCCCATATAAGGTAGGTAACCGGCCAGACCCATTCCCAGCCATCATTCTCTTTGTAATCATGCTCGGCCATTTCCTGGGCTACCCATCCCAAATCTTCTTCCGATGTTTCGAAGGTATCTGCGTACTCGAACGCCTCGCTGCTGTATTCTTTGGTTGAATATTTATACTTTGCCATCTATCTCACCGTCCCAATTCCATAGTCCCTGCCGTCCTCTAGCCGATATCGGTGCCTTAAAGAACATAGGGTCGTCCATCCTTATAGCAACGCGGTTCTTGCCAAAGTCGCCGAATTTGCCCTCGCGCTTGATGATCTCAGCCGGCATCGTGAAAGCATCGACCACGTTGGTCATCTTGGCCGTGCCTATCATATGTGCAAGCACCAGGTCTTTGCGCGTAATGCCGTATATTCCGAGCGCCGACTTAAATGGCTCGCGGTCGGCCAGGTGTAGAAGGTCCTGACATTTGGCCGCATGTATGGCGACATCGCCGCGATAGTTGAGCCAGGTGCAGCTCTTTGGCCGGGTCTCATAGCGCTTTATGCGACGCCCCTCGCCATCCTGCAGCAGTAAGAGCGTCGCGAACGGTTCGTATATGGTTAATGCTTTCATTGCTGACTCTCCTTCAGTAACCTGACTAATTCCCTGGTGTTCTTAACTCTCCTGGCGCCTAACACTACAGCTCTATCTCTTGCCCTCACCGTTGTCAGATCGTAATGAGGTATCCGGTGATTTTGAAACCACTCTCTTTTGAGCCCGAGTTTTTTAGCGAAGCTGTGAAGCTCGGCGATGCTCCCGGTTGTTATTAGGTGAACGCCATCGGTATAGATCATTAGCCTTCCTTCATATCAAATAAACTCAATTTACTTAGGCCGGCCTTTGCTTTTTCGTTAAGCCATAGGATCTCAAGGGTATCTTTTCCGCTATTTGAAAAGCCTTTCGTTGCAGACTTGTGCCAGCCGGCTAAGTACTCATCATAAAGCCCGTTCTCATATCCCGAGAGAAGCACCGGTCCCTCGTGCTCATTGAGAGCGGTGAGCAAATCGATATGGTCCTCATCTAGCATTTCGTGTGCATAGTAGCGCCGCTTACTTCTGGTCTCGTGTACATATGGTGGATCTGCGTAGATAAGCACGCTTCTATGGTTGTGCCGCTTAATAAGCTCTAAGGCCGGCCTGTTCTCAATCTGTGCACCCTTAAGACGATCAACAACCGCAAGGATACGTGCTGGTAACTGGCGCCAGGTCGGAGTGTAGCTTGTGCCGCGGCTCTCGACTATCGTGTCGTTTCGCCAGCCGTGCCGGTGGTGAAGGCTCGAGCCGTGTGCCTGCCATGCTCTCACAAGAAATCGGCGTGCGTCCTCTAAGGGATCGCCGGTCATCTCGTAGCTTTCTTCGTACTCAGCCCGAGCCCACGGTGTCATCTCGACGAGCCGGCAGAGTTCCTCGTGATTTTCGCGGATTACCCGGAATAAATTGATTACTTGGGCGTCGATGTCGTTTATCGTCTCCACCTTCGAGGGCTTCTTGCTAAAAAACACCGCGCCGGACCCAAAGAACGGCTCAAGATACGTCATCTTGTCGTAGGCAGGGGGAAAGTGGCCGATGATCCAATCGGCAAGCATCCATTTCGCTCCTGGGTAGCGTAGTACTGGTTTTATTTGCACTTCTACTCCTTAAAACAAAATCAATTGTCCACGTTTCGCTGCGGTTTTACCTTCGACCGCCGCGTCGAGTTCCTCCAACCTGCTTCTTCTTCGCGCCGCATTAACTAAACAGATGAGTTCAATTTCGCAGAGATCATGCAAGCCATCGCGTCTGATATGCTCAAGTACGTCATCAAACCAGATATCATTCTCAAGGTAGCCTGGCGTTACGTCGTTGTTCGCATCCTCTCGTACCAGGTAATATAAACACTCTTTGTATGGCTTCATTACTACTCCTAAAATAAGCCCATTTGCGCCGATTCCGACCGAAGCAGAATAAGATAGTCGTCAGAATCAACGCTAGTGCCATCGAGCCGAAACGGACTTAGATAATAATCGTCATTGCCCCGGTGATAATGTGGTGCCGCCTCGGGTGCCGCAACGCACGTGAAGTGATAGTGTGCTTCCCTTGCCGGTGGATTCCTCATATTTATACTGTCATGGAAGCTCGGGCAGGTGCATGGCCCACTAATCTTGACGATTTTATAAGGACCGGAATCGTAGCTTGTTTTTACGATGTCGCCGACCAATATTTCCATCTAAAACAGCGCCTCCTGCTCATTCATGTACTGCTGCCGCCATGCGTTAAAAATCATGTGTAAGTGCTCTGAGTGACGAGCATTCGCTTTTTGAAACTCGTCGCCGCCGTCGAATTTCGACTGGTCGTAAGTTTTCACCATCTCAACCCAAAGCCTTGCCGCCTCATCGCAGTGATATCCAGGCTTACATCCGCAAGGTGCAACAAGCTCGCTCATTTACCTAACCTGCTATTAAACTCCTCAGCACTTATAACCTCACAGCGGCGCCCATTCTTGCCGCGAGAGCAGATAAGTACGTTGCCGGTTACCTTTACTTCTGGCTTATCCATAAGGTAAGCCATGGTTGTGTCTAGGGCTTTTGCTATGTGGTAACGCGTTGATGCCTGGATATATACGGTCTCGTATTTGCCAGCCAGAGCATCCTTAATTACCTGAGTGCTAACCATCGCCTTTTTCGCAAGGGCATCAACCGATACACCGACTTTATCCATGGCCTCTTTAAGCCGCTCGGCCTTTATCCAGACCCGCTTATCATTCACTGCTTGCACCGTCATCGCCCTCCTCATCGGCTTTTCTTGCTGACTCGATCTCTTGCCTGATTTCTTTGTCCGACATCGATGCAAAAGAGCTGGCGTCAAGGCCGAGTTCTTCAGCTTGCTTATAAAGCCTGACGCGCTCGTCTCTTATTAGCTGTGCGATTCTTTGCTTATGAACGCATTTTTCGAAGTCTCCGGGGAACTCGCACAGGCAACCCTCGGCAAGATATTTGTCGGCATACTCGCAAGGGTTTGGCGTTTCGTCTGGATCGGGACCATGGCACGCGGTAGGTTCCTCTTCAAGTGCTTTTTTCGTGAGCTCCTCATCTGCTTCGATCATGGCCTCGAGTTCCTCTACGCAATAGTCGCGGGCTGGGTCTATTGCAAGGTTGCGTTTCATTACTACCTCGTCAAGAAGGTCACGCTTGCGCTGCTCCTGGAGTTCTTCCTCGGAGAAAAAGGGGCGTTCTATTGTTTTAGGGCCCTGCTTCTTCTCGTTTGAGATCGACAGGCGCCGTGTTGCGATCGCATCTCTTATCTCGTGATTCTCATACTCATCAAGCGGTTTTATCCAGATAACGCCGATTCCCTCGGCCTCATCGATGAGTTCCTCTCGCTCAATCTCTTCATCCTCACCGACATCGATGTCTTTGATGGCGCCAACCAGTCCTTCAAACCCCTCCAGGAATGAGCCTTGTTTGGTTTTGACAAGATCTTCTTTCAGGAAGAACATTGTCCCGAGCGCAAAGTCGATCTTAAAGTTGTAGGTCTTTTCATCATCGTTTTTCAGGTAGATGATGACCGGTCCGATTCTCCTCTCGGCTTCTCCGGTTGCGATCATCTCAGTAACGACGGGCTCGAGTTCTTTGAATATCTCGCCCTCTGATGGGATGTAATCGAGTAGTTTTAGATTTGAGTGTTTGCCCTCGGCAGAAAAGCTGAACTTCATTGCTTTCAATAACTTTTGCAGAATTACACACATTTCGCCAATCGAGTAATATTGCCTTGCCATAATATCTCCTCCTTAAAATGGTACTGCGTCTGAAATTTCTTCAAGCTCTAGCTCTTGTACTTGCGGTACTTCTCTTGGCTGCCATCTCGGGATTCCCCTTAATTGCTGCTCCGCTACTTTTTCCTGAAACTCCTCGTCGCGCCTAAGACACTTCTCGCATCGGCAGCTCTTCCAGCCGTCTTTGTCGTATTCTTCCGATGAGAAAACTGTGTTGTGTGTGCCGCAGAGCAGTCGATAGGTCAGCATGGAATTTAGGCCATAACGCTCGGCGAGTTCTTTGTCTTCTTTTCGCACCTTGTAAAGAATGGTCCCATAGTGGATCTCTTCTACTTCGCAGGGCTTATCGCCCTCATGCTTTGGACATCTCAAGATTTTGCCCCCTCTCACAGGCCTTGCAGTAATCGAATTTACACCTATTCTGGACCTGGGTTACGCATTTGATATCGCCTGCGTCTTTGAGGCAGTAGTATGCCTTCTCGCGCAGGCCGTTATCCAGTGGTCTTGCCCGGCCTTGTGTAGCTTCAGTGACGTATCGGCCAAAGCCTAAAATGTGCTCGCCAGCGTGTATGCGCTTCAGTGCGGTTGCGATTGCGTCCCGTTTCTGGCCGCTCGAGACGGACGCAAAAACTTTCTTGCGGATATCCTTGATGAAATCGGGATCGGGTCGCGTGGGGTAGAGTGTCGTCCATTCGTTAATGAGTTTGTCGGTTATCTCGTCCCAGGGATTTTTTATTGCGGTTTGGGGCAGGGTTACTCTCCCTTCTTCTAATTCTTCTAACTTCTTATAATTCTTATAATTCTTAGGGGCGCCTTTTTCCTGGTCAGCGCTTTGTGCTTCGGTCGTTGGTTCGGTCGTTGGTTCGGTCGTTGGTTCGGTCGTTGGTTCGGTCGTTGGTTCGGTCGTTGGTTCGGTCATTTTGTCCGAGGCATATTTGATTATTTCAGCCTCATTATCGCGCCACTGATTGACCGCTGGCATATATTTTATGTAGCCCATAGCATCTAACCTTTGTAACGCCAGTCGAACATATTTCGCAGAAACGCCGCAGATTTCTTCAAGCTGGCCTACGGGGAACGAGCAACTGCCAGAGCTGAAATTAGCCATGCAAAGCAGCGCGGTATACACTTTCAATTCAGTGCCGCTCATGATTTTCAGGTGTTCAAGAATTCCTCTGCGAAGCTTTACATAACCGCTAGTACTAAACATCTAACCCCTCAACTCCATAACTTACGACAACTAACTACTCAAGCGTTTTAATGCAAAAAAAGAGAGCTATTCTCTAGGCGAGTCCTCAAGCGGACACCATTTTTGAATAATGGTGTCATTGCTGATCGTTTTAAAATTAAATCTGATGCAGCGCTTCTTGGAGCGTGACCCTAATGGATGATTAAGGTTTAAATACGGGCATTGAGCGCAACAACCAACTCGTATTATTTTCATCCTACGGCCAAACCCCCCTCACAACCGCAACTATCACATGGATAGCCAGATAAAGTGGAAAACCGATTACAGCTACCCAGAAAAGCACACCCATTATCCTGTCCAGAACATGGAAGAAGCGGTCTTGCTCATCCGCGTATACTTCTACTTGGGGTTTTTCTGGCTTGATATCCGTTGCCAGATGCCAGGTGCCTTGAGAGTCGTATATTTCAAATTCCGGTTCTTTGTAAATTGTGCTCATTGCTCCATCTCCTTAAATTTCAGGCCCGCCCCGGTTAAGGCATTTGACGAAGGTCCTTTAACAGCTGGACGGGCCTGAATCTGACTACTAAAACGGGATATCGTCTATACTTCCTTGATACTCGGACGGGATATCGTCCCCAGTGTCGAGGGGCACAGATTCGCCGTTTACTTCCGCACCGGCTTCTTCCGGTACTTGCAAAAACTTGATTACGGCCTGTCTTAACCCCTCGTCGTTGGCGTTACCTGCAAGCCAATCTAAATAGTCCTCTGGCACATCGGAGAGTCTCTTGCCTTTGTGTTTACCAAAACCAAGAACTATATCACCCGGGTTTTTGGGTGTTTGCGTGTCCGTGAAGCCTCGTGACTGGTACTCGGCGATTTCTTCAAGGTCTTGTGTAAATACCTCGCTTGCCGCCGTCACGGTAAGCGTCGCATCAATAATTGCACGCTTCTTGCTCATCTTGAGCACCGTGTTCGCGCTGTCGGCTGGATTGGTGCGAACCTGCTTGGCTTGGTATATCTCGCCCGTGCTGCGATTAACACCAAACTTGATGCGCCGCCTTGACTCGGGAGTCGCATCGAACTCCTCGTCACAAATCGCCTTGCGCCATGCGTATTTTTCCTCATCGGTTGATGCCTCGCCGACCCCAGCACCTAAGAACTTGCCCGAGTCGATCTCATAGAGTTTGACCGTTACCCGATAGCGATAGGTGTCTTGCGTTGACAGATCCTCAACGAGCGGGTCTGGCGCAAGGCGAAACGTAAACAAAATCTTCTCCGAGCCTGGCTTGAGCAGTGTCGGTTTGGGTCCGCAGCCCGGTATTTTGCCATAGTCCTGGCCCTCGACCATTCCATCGCGCATGATTTGCTGAATAGCTGCTACGCGCTCTTTGATTGCCGATACGGGCAGCATTTGTAATGCCTGGACAGGAAGATTGTTCTCCGTTGTGCCCATCTACCCCACCCCCTCGCTCTTAGGTCTCATCTCTTCGCAATACGGGCATATCTCAAAGCCCTCTCCCTCGCCACCGCCAGGGCCGCAGGGAATAAACGAGTGTTCGCACGGTCCTCGTGTGCCGTGGTAGCCGTATCCCTCAAGCCGTTCGCCGCAAATGGCACACGATACGCCGTTGTTGTCGCCGATTCTTGAGGTATGACTGCATCCAAGCATCTACCCCACCTCGCCCGTTGCCGGGTTAAATACACCGGCCGCATAATCTTGCCTTAATTTCAGGAACCTGCGGATGCTTTGCTCGTGCTGGTTAAATATCTCATCAGCCGTGTTGCCGTAGAACTTGGCATCCTTCATCGAAAGGCCCTCTTTAAAGGGGAGGCCGATTACGACTGAGCTTTGTGCCTCCATTGATAGGGTTGCTGATGATTTGGCCTCTTCTTTGGCCTCAAGTAGTTGACCATTTACTTCCATTTCATGTATCCTTTCAGTAGCTCGTTTTTCTTTACATTGGCCCTTAAGTGTTGCTGCACTTAGGGCTTTTCACTTTCTATCCGTGTACCAAGAAAGCAACCGCTGGTCTTACCCTTCATGCTGCGCTTCTTGATGTTCCAACCAGATGAGCACTTGTCCTCATCCCGTCCGTAAAACCCACGGTCGCAATCCACACACTTAACGAAATCACTAGCTGGCTTTGGCATTTTATCCCTCCTTTGGTACAAATCCCGTCTTACATGCCGGTGACTTCGGCGGCCCCTTCCACTCTCTGAAACTCTTTGGGTGCATCACTTTGTGGCGATCACACAGGGTTGTGCCAAAATCTCTACACTGCCCGCAAGTCAAAGCCTTGCCATTATCCGACCAAAGCTTTTCCTGGGTCATGAACTTGCCCCTCCTTCAGCTCGGCATCAATCGGGCATCTCGGATCCTGATGCTCATCGAATAGATTAGGTTTGCCATCTGCCGGATCCATCGGAACAACATCACTTGCGAGCATCTTGGTAACTTTGATCTCCATGTCACCGCCGGACGGGTAAGCGTAGATAACTCTTACTCGATGCTCATCTGCAATTCCGAGGAAATAAGTGGCTAGATAATAATTGCTATGCTCATCGCAGCCCCAGCCCACTCTTACGGGAGCACCGACGGGCAACTCCTTGATTGCGGCCATTCGCTCGGCTATTTTTTCGGCCTCTGCTTTTATGCGGTGCTCTTCAAGTTGAAAGAAATAGTCGCTCAATAAATTCACCTCCTTACGCTTATCCATTCGCCGCGGTCCTGGAGTTCTTTTTTCGTTTGCCTTCGCTCCTTCAATAGCGGTATCTCGGGGCTTCTCTTAGCCCGCTTCTTACCCTCGGTAGTGCAACCGTTTAGGTAATCATTTATAGCCTTATCCGTAAACCTGTACTCACGCAGACCGGTTACCGCAACGAGCTTTCCACTCCTTACAAGAGCTGTGACCCTTGACGGCGTAGTTTTCAATATCTCGGCGACCTCTTTGGTCGTGTAGATATTCGTCTGCATCAGATAGCCTCTTTCTTTCTGTCTTTAAAAAAGCCGATCACGTAATCGACCAGGGATTCAAGTCCAGCAGCAGCGCTCCTTAAAAGTGAGTACGCCTTGTCGTAGAGCTTAGAAATAGCTCTTGTATAGCCGTAGCTTTTTGCGTGTAGCTGGTCGTCTAGCTCCTCTATCTTGTCGCGTTTAGACTCGATCTCCAGGAGTTCGGCAAATATGACTTCTTTCTTTTGTGGGTCGGTCTCTTTTACTAGCTGGCGGATAAGGCGTTTTTGCTCAATCACCAACAGATCATCAGCGGAACCTATGCGAGCCCTCATCTGATGAACCTGCTCTGAGAGAAACGCATTTTCGCCAAGGCTATGAATAGAAGGGATGCAATCCAGAACTTTATAAAAAGCAGCTGTGGTTTTTTTGGTTATGACTTCGTTCATGGACATCACCTGCCTTTCTATTTAGGATGCGCTTCTTTTTGGCTTTAAATTCTGTTTTTGCGATTGCGAAATTTCAGCCCAAAAAATAAGGGTATAGAAGCTAAAACCCGTTACTTTCATCAATGCTCTTATGAAGTCATTGGATAGACCCAGCTGCCGGCGTTTGACGCGGTAAAGCGTCGTCGGGTGATACCCCATTTTAACTGCTAGCTGGTCATCGTCTACGCTATAGAGCTTCTGCCATTCCTCTACCTTATCCCAATGTATCGATAACATAATTACCTCCTAAAGCGCTAACTTGATTATAGAATTCGCTTTCGCGAAACGCAAGGCTTTTTTTGCAAACTTCGCAAAATATTAATTGCACAGCGCCAATCCGATATAAAATAGCTTCATGGGAATTCAAGAGCTTGCACAAGAACTGAAAAAACGGCGAGAAGAAAGGGGTCTCTCCCAGGGTGATATACGGCTTAGAACCGGTAAAACCGATGAGGATAGAGTTACGGTCTCTGAAATTAGCGTAATAGAGAACGCGAAACGGGCTAAACCAAACCCTATAATTCTTCGCAAACTTGCCCCTGCTTATGGAATGACAGAGCAAGAAATAATGAGCCTCGCTTTCGATATTCCATATAGCGAAAAAGTAGTTGAAGAAGCTGAGGTAAAGTATATTACCGAGGATATCAGCGAAGAAGATCTTTTGGCCATGCAAGAGTATAGGGACTTACCGGAAGAAGATAGACGCATCATTAGACAGGTTATAAAAAGTACTTGGCAGGAGCGGCATAAGGAGCAGTAGATGTGGAACCCGTATGCAACGTTGAAAGAACACAGCGACATCCATCTGTTTGTAAAACCACTACCCAAAAAAGTGCGAGGGCTTTTCTCGGTTAAGGGTAGCGAAACTGTAATCGTGTTAAATGAGCTTGATCCCACAACAGTAAGGCGTTGCACGCTTGCTCACGAACTCGGCCATTACTTTCTTGGTCACCGGGGGAACTTTCTTGAAACCACAAATCATTTCAATAAATTAACATTAGGCCGGCAAGAACATGCCGCTACATGCTGGGCGGTAGATCGACTCATCGATACTCATGAGTTTCTAACCATTGCAAAGCAGGATCACCAGTTAACGGTTGATGACATCTGCGAGCATTTCTGGGTTACTCAGGATGTGCTCTTCTTTAAACTCAATCGGTTGGCAAATATGCAAGCTTCGGGTGTTTTTTTGTTGCCCGGCGTTACGTAATGTGCGGACTGTAATATTAGTGGACGATTTTAGGGAGGGTTTATGAAAATTTGGGAATGGTTTAAGGGATTAAACCGGGGCGCTCAAGCAGCAATCATTATTGGTATCTTAATTATCGCAAATGCAGGAGGCGGCGATAAAGAAGAGGCGCAGAAGAAGGAGGCGGAGCAACCCACTACAACCGCAATAGTTAAAACGGTTGCAACCAACCCACCAACAACTACAACAACCGCTCCCAAAGAGAGTGCCAAAGAAACCGCATATCGCTTGGCGATAATCAAGCAAAGTAGTCAGTGGGGCACGGCTTTTACTGAATTCGGCACGCTTATGCAAAATCCCCAATTCTTTAATGACGAATGGACCATTAAGGTAGCCACACAAATAGCTATTATGCGCACCCTAGTTGACGAGGCGCGAGAGCTAAAGGCTCCCGATAAATTTACAGAAGTGCATAGCGAATATATGAAAGGGATTGAAGATTTCAGCTGGATGGCTGATAATTTGCCAAAAGCAATCGACGATTTAGATACCCAAGCTATTGAAAAGTGTACAGAAAAAATGCAAAGCGGCACCGCATATATCGGACAAGCGACGAAGCTTATTAACGCCCTTAACCAACATTAGAGTAAATTAGAGATATGTGATTTAAAACTTCTTTGAAAAGAGAAGGGTCACATTGAATTAGGAACATAGATGGCATCAATTCACAAACGCGGCAAAAAATATTACGTATACTGGCGAGAGCCCGACGGCACCCAGAAGGGCGAAGCGGTCTCAACCAAATACTCTGAGGCGCGAGCCCGCAAAATCGAAATCGAGAGCGAACTCAACAATGGCACTTACGTTTCACCCTCTGACACAACGTTTGCTGATTTTGCAGAGGAGTGGATAAACTACTATGCGAAGCCACGCTTTAAGCCAACGAGCCTGGAGACAACGCTAAGCTTTGTTAACACTCACTTTATTTCTTATTTCGGCGATCGCCGGCTTTCTGATATAAGTTTGTATGATTTTGACCAATACATCGCTCTTAAACTCTCTGAGGGCCTTGCAGTCACATCTATTCAGCGACACCTAACCCCACTGAAGACAATGTTTAAAACAGCGGTAAAGTGGGGCTTTATTAAAACCAACCCAGCCGAAGATCTCGAAAAACCAAAGGCTCGCAAAAAAGAGATGAATTTTCTAACTCCGGCCGAAATCCCGAAACTCTTGGAGCATGTGCACCCCAACTATTTCTCAATCATTTTCACCGCAATATTTACTGGAATGAGGATCTCCGAGCTTCTGGCGATTACTTGGGATGATGTCGACTTTGAGGCAAATACAATCCGGGTTAATAAGCAGCTATATAAGGGCAAGTTTACCGATTTAAAAACGGATGCAGCAAACCGCAAAATATTTATGAGCCCTGCTTTAAAACAAGTTTTGTTAACACACAAAGAAAAATGCCCTAAAGGCGACCTTAACCTCGTTTTCCCAACAGAAGACGGCGGGCCAAAGCAAAGAAACCGCATAGGTAAAAGAGGCCTTGCGTCGGCCGTAAAAAACGCCGGCATCAAGAAAAATATAAGGGTCCATGATCTTCGCCATACCTTCGCAACCCTTCTGATATCTCAGAAAGAGACGCTTAAATTCATCCAGCAGCAGATGGGACACAACTCAATCAATGTGACTATAGGAAAATATGGTCACCTTATCCCGGAGGATTACGAAGACGTCGGTGAGAGGCTCGACAAGCGCATCTTAGGCGACGATGTTAACAAAGTGTTAACAGATATCCAAGAATCTGCCAAAAATAACCTAAAAAAGCGTATCGGTCGACATCATAAAAAATAA